GTCTTTGCTTGTTGCGGCTTTTCGTTTGCCAAAGTTGCAAAGATAGGGGAGGTTACTGGCACTTATGGCACTGACTCGCAACATCAACCCGGTTCGCTTCAAGGTGCGGAAGGACGCATCACGGGGCGAAAACTGTTGGGTGTGCGACTTTCACGCGCACGGCAAGAGACTGAGAAAGTTTTTCCCTGCCGAGGAATTAGCTTGGGCCGAGGGGGCCAAGCTGACGGCCCGTGTGACCGAGAAGGGGATGCAGTCGCTCAACAACGCAGACGGGCTGACGGTGGCGTCGGCGCTGCGGATGTTCGTGAACGAGCAAACCCCGGAGAGCAAGAGTCACGAGCAGAAACTCGGCATCTTTGAGCGCGCTTTCGGCAAAGCCTTTCGCGGGGCGGTGGGCGACATCGAGGCCGTCGATCTTCGGCGGTGGGTTAAAGAACGGTCAGCCAATGGCAACACTCAGGCCATGTATTTCACCTATTGCCGAATGTTCTTCAAATACCTTTCGGCCAACCGACTCATTCCGCACGATCCGATCACGGCGGTGCCAGCGCCCAAGACCAAGCCAGGGAGAAACATCCTTTTACCCGCTCAGATGAAAGCCTTGCTGGCCTTGGATCTTCCCGACCATGTGCGCGCCTTGCTGCTCTTGGGCGGCTTTGCCGGGCTTCGCACGGATGAGGTGCATCGAATGGATTGGTCAAACGTAAATACTAAAACGGGCCAGATCCACGTCCCTCCGGGGGCAATGAAAGACAGCGGCGGATTCGACCAGCGTATCGTGGACTTCACCGAGCCGCTACGACGGCGCAGGGCGTGGCTTGCGAAGCAAAAGGGCAAGATCATCCCTGTGGCCTCGGAAACCCTACACGCCCACCGCCGCCGCGCCTGTGCGCCCGTCCTGACGGAGTGGCCTGATAATTGCCTTCGGCATAGCTTCGCCACCTACCATCTTGGCCGGGCAAAAAACGCCGGCCTGACGGCTTACCAGATGGGCCACACCGACGCCAAGATGGTGCAAAAAGTTTATGCCGTGCCGGCGGCGCTGGCAGATTGGAAGGCGTGGTGGGCATTGTGACCCAGACAAATGTGTGCAAGTGTTGGCATTGCGATGCCTAACCAGCGCGACCCCTCGTTAAAGCGCACCACCATCACGGTGGACGAGGAGCTCTACCGCTGGGCAATTCAGGAAGCAAGGCGCCGGGGCATCAACGATTTCAGCACCTTCGTCCGCACGCTTATTGCCGCCGAAAGAAAAAACAAAAGTCATGAAAAAGACCGTTGAAATCTCACCGGAGGCCGTGGCTGAACTCGACGCCGCTCGCGGCAACATTTCGCGCAGTAAATATCTGGACGCGCTATTAAAAAAGTCTCAAGGTGTCACACTTCCTCACACGCACGGCACTGACTGCCGAAAAAGTCGGAAAAAACCAAAACCATAGGACAGCCAATGTCCTATCCCCTATGAAAGACTCCCCACATGGAAAATCTGGCTATTGCGTGCATATTCTACGTTGCTGAAAAGGAAGGAATTACGCCCGAGGAAGTGCTATGGGCACTTGTCCCCATGGCAAGCCGTCATATAGTGTGTGACAGTTGCAGGCATGAAGAAGCAGCAGAAACCGCGAGACAGAGCAGCCAACCGGATACGGAAGACCATTCCGTTTCCCGATGCGTTGGCTGACGAGATCCAGGCTATTGCGGACGAGAAATACAAGGGCGACTTCACACGCGCCGTGCTTGAAGAGATGGCGCGGCGGTTCCCCACGGCGCGAGAGTTTTTGCGGACGAACACCACGTCCAAATTCTCGACCAAAAAATAATTTTATTTTTTCCTTGAGCCGTCTGACGGCTGGTGGTAGAAACACCACCCAGATGCAAGGAGTGACCCGCAAAACCATCTCGTTTCCCTCGCAGCTTGCGAAGGAGATTGCGTCATTGGCCGCAGACGAGCACCGCGATTTTAGCAAGCAAGTCGTTGCGATTTGTGAGGCTCTTTTTTTTGACCCAAGCCGTCAGACGGCTCGCAGCAAGAAGGACAAAAAATGAGCACAACCGACTTCATCATTCGCCCGGAGCAGGCCGCAGCCATGACGGGCTACTCGGTCTACATGATCCGCCGATTCTGCCATCGCGGCGAGTTTTCGGCGTGTATGCCACGCGGCAAGCGCGGCGGGTACGAAATCCTCAAACCAAGTTTCGAAGCGTGGTGGCAAAGCAAACGCGCTTCCTCAAGCAACAGAAAATAAAACACACATGGACTACACAACCCTAATCCTCGGAACCGCCGCCATCGCCGCCCTCGTGGGCCTCGCGTTTATGAGCGGATGGGAACTCGGCAGCGCAAGCGGCATTGACCGCGAGCGCCAATCATCAAACCGCCGCGTCAATGGCGTCTTGGCTTCGGTGAAAGATGTCATTGCCTACGAGAACACCCGCAAGCCCAAGGCTGCGAAAAACAAGCGCAAGGCAGCACGGAAGGCGGTGCGGGCGTGAGCATCCGGCCCACCATCATCGACAACCACGGAAGTGCGCCGTGCATCCCGCAGCTTGCGCTTCTTGGCGCTATGCGCGCTGCCGCCGAGGGCCGCGTGCCATCGCTGCGCGTTCGCATTAGCAAGGCGCTCGCCCAACTTCGCAAACGTCTCGCCAAATGACGCCGACGCCCCCGGACAACGCCGTCGCGGCAATGGCTTTGCTCACAGCAATCGCCATCGCGCTGGTTCTCGCTGCCGATTGGATCGCCAACCTCCTCCGATGATCTCCGACATCTCCGACATTTGCGTGGCCTCGCACAACGGCAAGCCATCGCGCTCCGTGGGCGGCAACTCCTCGCTCGATCGTAGCGGCTGGGAGCTTCTGGCGTGGGCGATCTTGGAGCAGGCCGTGGCCGACCTCGTGCTGTTCGCCCGGTTCGGCATCATCACCACTTCGGGCAAGTGCCTTCCGTGGCCTACCACTATGAAGCGGATCACCAAGTATGGCCCCAGCGGGAAGCTCGGCACCTACTGGCACCGCGTCCCGCGCAATCTGGCAACGGCCAAAGGGCCGAACGAGCACAGGGAACTGAAAGCCTGGTTCCTCTCCGATCACGCGCAGAGCTTTTGCGATCTCATCGGGTGCCGCTTGCCGGCCAAAGAGATTTTCCACAACACACTCAAGACACACGGAGGACTCAACCATGTCGCATGAGATGGAAATGGAGGACTTCATTCGCGTGAAGGATGCCGAACTCGGCGCGCTACGCGAAGAACTCCAACGCGCCCGGCTCACGATTGAGCGCATCGAGGCAGAATTGGCGCAGCTTTACCGCGCAGCGCAGACGGCAACCCGCGAGAACCTTGATTTGCGCCAGCGGCTACAGGCTTTTTACGACGAGGCCGATGCGGAAATCCAACTGGCCGCGCTTCGCAGGAAAGAACTGGAGGCGATGGAGCTATGAATTTGCTGACACAGCAAGCGGCGTCTCTTAGGGGAGACATAACAACCAGCGGGGGCGGTGGAGCCTTGGGGGGTTCACTTCAAGCCGCCCCCGCTAATTCCCTGACCGTGGGCGCCGTCGGCTTTGGCCCGGCATGGAGCGACGAGCCGAGCCTGCGCGAGCTTTACGACACGGCCTGCGCGTCGATTGTCCGCGCCGAGTGCGAGGCCGACGAATTGCGGGCCGAGGTTGCGATGCTGAAGCAGGCCATGCTGCTGCTCGCGCAGGAGCGGGACGATGCCAAGGCGCGTGTGAAGGTTTTGTCGAAGTGCTGGAGGGAGGCGGAAGAGGAGCGGGACGAGGCGTGTTTGCAATATCGCTCAACTCATGCGCTGGCCGAGTCGCTGGTTAAGACCATCGGCGAATTAAAGGCCGAGCGCGTCGAAATGAAGGCGACGATCAACACCTACCGCGACGAGGCTTGCCGCGAATCGTGCCGCGACAAGGCAGCGGCAGATGGAGGGTGGGCGAACATATGAGCCGCGCACAAAGAGAGAAGGGCAAGAGAGGCGAGCGTCTTTGGCGTGACGTGCTGCGGATGTTTGGCTTCGAGGCCGAGCGCGCTGGCTACAAGCAGGCGCACCTGGGCAGCGGGGGCGCGGATGTGGAGGACAACTCCGGGCTGTGGTGGGAAGTGAAGTTTGTCGAGGTGCTCAACGTGCGTCGGGCCTACGAGCAGGCGGCGGCGGCTTGCCCGATCGGCGTGCCGCCGGCCGTGGCGCACAAGACCTCAAGCAAGCCTTGGCTGGTGACGATGGCCGGTGAGGATTTTTTGGCACTTTTGCGGAAGCTACGCGAAGCCGAGCGGCTCGCGGCAACCGAAAACAGCGAAACGCCTGGTGCGCCGGATCGCTGAACAACTAAGCACCGAAGGAGAACAAGAACACACATGGCTAAGATACCACAATCAACGGGCAGCGGCCTCGGCGCGCTGGGAGAACCACCACCGGCAGGAACATATCTCGCGGTCTGCGTGGACGTGATCGACAGCTACGGCGTCGATCGTCCGAAATACCAAAGCGAGGAAATGGAAAAGGTGGACGTGACGCGCTTTGTCTTCGGCGTGAAGACGAAGAAGGGCGATTTGCACAAGATCGCCACGCGCGAAATGAAGATCACGGGCGGGCCGAAGGCCAACCTGACCAAGTTCCTTAAAGCCTGGACGGGCGAAAACCCGAAGCCTGGCATGGACACCGAGGAGCTCAAGGGCAAGGGCGCTCAGATCACGGTGACGGCCGAGGAGAGCAGAAACGGCAAGACCTACAACAACATCACGGGCATCGCCCCGGTGTTGGAGGGTTACGAGGCCAACGTTCCGGCCGTGAACGCATTTGCCAATGTCGGCGGATCGTCGGCGAAGTCGGATGATTCCGAGTTCGAGGTGCTGGGTGCGGTTAAGGACGGAAACGACCCGTTCTAAAAAATAGGGGCGGGGAGGCAACGCGGCCAACTTTCGACGGGAAGCCGCAGCCCCTCCGCCCCGCAACCCATACGATTGCGATGGCTATCCTAACGAAGCCGACCCTCGGGTCGAGTCATTGGTATTCACTGGACGGTAAACCGTGCCACACGGTGCCGACCAAGGACGGAGATGGAACACGCGCCACGACGATTCGTGATGCGCGCAAGCTGGGGCTGCTGCCGTCGGTCACGACGATCATTGGCATCCTGGACAAGCCGCAACTGACGAAGTGGAAAATGCGCGAGGCAGCCAAGGCGGCTCTCAACGTGCCGCCGCCGCAGGGCGAGGAGCCGCTGGATCGGTTCGCGGATCGGGCCATTGAACACGCGATGAGCCAGGTGGGCGAGGCGGCCGATCTGGGCAGCCGCATCCACACGGCGATCGAGAATCTGATGCGCGGCAGCGCGGAGGAGGCGCCGGCGGAGCTGATCCCTTACGTCAAACCCGTCATCACTTGGATGCGGGAGAAGGGCATCCGCGTGACGCACTCGGAGATTGTCCTGGTCAATCCGATCCACGGCTTTGCCGGGCGGGTGGACAGTCTCTTCACCTGGGGGCCGGTGGATGCGCCGAATATGGGGATCTTGGATTTTAAGACCAAGAAAACGAAGCCCGACGAGAAGGTCGAAGCCTACGACGAGCACACGCTGCAACTCGCGGCCTACGCGGCCACGCATTTCGGGGCCGAGTATCTCGATCGCGTGCTGGCGGCGAATCTCTTCATCTCGAGCACCGAGCCCGGGCGCCTCGAGGTAGTGAAGCACGACAAGGCGCGGCTGGTGGAGGCTTACCACGCCTTCACGCAGATGTGCGCGGTGTGGCGCTTCCGCAAGGGGTATGACCCGCGACCGGAGCAATACAGGGAGAGGAGGGCGGCGTGAGTTTCTCGCTAACTTCTACCGTGGAAAACATGGTGGCGCTTGTTGCCGGCTTGCTTGCCAGCGGCCACTACACTCACAGGGGGGAATGGACGGGAGTGGAGGGAAGCACCGATCCAGAATTGATTGAGTATGACGCTGGCGAAAATTGGAAAGAAGACGGATACCACAGGAGATTCCAGCGCAGGGTCATTGATGATGCGGAGTCGCTATTAGACGACATCATCAAAGTCGCATATCAGCGCGAAGAACAAGAGCGGCAAAGGAGGCATAAATTGCTATGATCGCCTCTCAACCCACTATAGACAGCGCCATCCTGCGTCTCGCCAAAGAGCGCAACGAGGCGCGGGAGTTGTGCAAGCGGCTGTTCTATTGCCTGCCCGCGCAGGGCGGGGAGAAGGACGAGGACGCAATCAACGCGGCCTACTACCAATACCTTGAGGCTTCGCGGCGGTGGAAGGGAGTCGGCCATGAGTGAGTGGATACCCGCCGACAAGGAGTTGCCGGGCAACCCGCGCTGCGTGTTGGCGACGGATGGCGAGGCGCACTTCATCGCGTGCTACGAGATGATCACGCCGAATCCTGACGGGTGGTGCGGTTGGTTTAACGCGCACACCTCCGAGGAGATCGACTCGGTCATCACGCATTGGCAGGAGTTGCCGGAGGTGCCGGAATGAAGCGCAACCGATGGACGCCTAACCCAAACCGCCTGCTTTGGCTCAACAATGGCTGTTGGTGGATGCGTTGGACGCCTTACGACCCGATAAAAACTGATCGACTGGCGTTTAACCTTAACACCCGCGACGTAAACCAAGCCCGCCGCAATAGGGATGAGATCGTGGCGAGTTGGAACCGAAAGGAGGCGGCGTGAGCGCACAGCTTGAGCTATTTGCCAGTCATCCCGACGAGCATCTGTTCCCTTACTGGCGCAAGCAGTTAGCCGCGTGGCCGTGCGCCGTGTTCACCTATCGCAATATGCGCGACACGACCGGCTGGTCGATGGCCTGCCAAGGGATGTGCTTTGCGCGGTGGTTGTTTGGCGCCGGCCAGATGAGCCGAGCGGAGTATCGGCGCTGGTGGCGGTTGGAGCGGGCGGTGATCAGAAGGGACGCGCTATGACCGACAGCAAATTCCTCGCCTGGTGCCGCAACCCGAACAAGCGCAAGCGGCAGGCGTCCAGCTTGCACGGGCAGATTTATGCCTGGGCGTGTATGCTGCGCGATGACGGGATCGGCCATGCCCGCGCTTATCACATCATCCGGCGGATGGTGGATGCGGTGCGCGAGGACAATGGCGGGCGGTTCACGCCCGACCGCGAGATCCTGTCGGCCATTCAATATGCCTACGAGGTGACGCCGAGCACGGGCACGGCCCGGGTGAGGCCGTGGCCGGTGCCGAATAAGACGTTGCAGGCGGAGTGCCGCCGGCTGTCGAAGCGGCGGGAGTGGTCGCTGGAGAAGTTGCGGGAGGCGTCGGCACTGGATGCTGCGGAGATGGAGAAGACCGCGCCTGAGTGGTTCCTTGGTGCATTGTTGGGCAGCAGCGAGGCGCTTGCCTGCGTGGGGCTCGGGGTGGCGAAATTCGAGACGGCGGCGATGTCGGCTTTTGCCGGGCAGTTGAGGATGTGGGAGTTCGTCGTGCCGAACGCGATGTCGGCCCTCGAGGGCAAGCGCAAGAGCGACGGCGAGCTCTCCGCGCATACCCTGGACAACACGGGGCCGCGCCAGAACATCGTGGTGGAGTTTGATGACGGGGCGACCTTGGACGAGCAGGCGGCGCGGCACATATGGTTAAGCGAGTTCCGCGATCTGCGGATGGTGGTCTTCAGCGGCAGCAAGTCGCTGCATGGCTGGTATCGGGCAACCGATGAGGCCAGTGACCGTAAATTTATGGAGGAGGCCGTTCGCCTGGGCGGCGACCCGAAGACATGGCTCAAGTCGCAGTTCGTGCGGATGCCGAACGGGCAGCGGGAGAACGGGACAATTCAACGAGTGGAGTTTTTCGATGCGTAATGTTCACAAAGCACAGCCGGCGGGCTTTCAAGCCTTCAAGGAAACCGAACACATGGATGCGGCCGCCGAGCCGGCCAATGTGCACAAGCTCGAGGTGGCCGATGACGCGCCGGATTCGGATGCGTTGCCGCCTTGGCTGAAGGGCAATGAGCTTTTTGCGCTGAAGGCACAGACCCCGGGGCTGCTCATCTGCGGGCCGGATGGCGGCGAGGAGGGGGCCATTCTGCGGCAACGGCGCAAGCTGGTGATCGGCGGTTCGTCCAAGATGGGTAAGACGTGGACGTTGCTCGATCTGGCGCTGGCCGTGGCCTCGGGGGGCTATTGGCTGGGCAAGTTCAAGTGCGAGCAGGGGGCGGTGCTCTATGTGAACCTCGAGCTCGATGGCTCGACGGCCGCGCGCCGCGCCGAGTGGATCGCCACGTTTCGCGGGATCGCGGAGGATGACCGACTGCCGGCCGAGGTGCATGAGCGGTTCCTGACGTGGAATCTGCGGGGCAAGTGCTACGACCTGACGATCATGCTGTCGGCGGCGCGCAAACGCCTGGCAGAAGTGCCGGGCGGGTTGCGGCTGATCGTGCTCGACCCGATCTACAAGACTTACGGCGGGCGGGACGAGAACGCGGCCGGCGACATGGCCGGGCTGATGCTCGAGCTCGAGCAGTTTGCCGACGAGTGCGGGGCGGCGATTGCCTTTGCCGCGCACTTCAGCAAGGGCAACCAGGCGGGCAAGGAGGCAATGGACCGCATCTCGGGCAGTGGGGTCATGGCGCGCGACCCGGATGCCATCGTGACCTTCACGCCGCACGAGGAGGAGAATTGCTTTGTGTTGGAGGCGAGCTTGCGGGAGTTCGCGCCGATCCCGTCCACGGTCTTTGAGTGGGCCGCCCCGGTGCTCAACCCGCGCGATGAGCTCGATCCGGGCAAGCTGCGGCAGGCCGGCAAGGCGGCGATCAGCAAGGCGCCCGAGCGGGCCGAGGCGGTGCGGGCGGCATTGGTAGCCAATGGGGGCAGTCTGCCGCGCAAGTCGGCCATCACGGCGGCGATCAAGGCCGGTGGCAAGTTCCCGACCGACGGCATGGTCAGGGCTTGGCAGGCGTCGATTGATCGGCAGCCGCAGGCATTGGCCGAGGTGGGCGTTGAGGCGGTGGAAATTGGCCCGAATCAGAGCCCGATTTGGCGGCTGAAGACGGCCGATAGCAAAGGATCAAATGAACCGTTTTGAGACACTTTTGCCCGCATACACACCCTTAAGGAGAGTGTGTATGTATGCGAGCGCCCGAAAGACCAAGGACGGACGTGCCTTACGTCCCGTCCGCCCAAGGTCTGAAGGGGCCATCGCACAACCGACCAATAGACCATGAAAAAAAGAAAAATGAGACTAGCCGAACTACGAACAGGCCAACCGATATTGAGCTACGGCCATCCGGCCGAATGGCTGATCGCGGCCGTGGGCCAAGAGGCGGCTGATGCGGCTGTTCTTTTTGAGGCCAAGTCGGTTGAGACTTGGCCTGATGGGGTGGTGCTGCGGTTGGCGGAAGGGGCAAGGAGGGCGGCTTAATGAAAGGCGAACAAGGAACGACGGGCCACGCCATGCCGATGGGACGGCTTCGGCCAACGGGGCCGCGCTACGAGAGGCCGCGCAATCGGACTAAGGCCAAGCACGACCGAGCCAAGGCCAAACGGCGCAGACTTATGGCAAAACAAAGCAGACGGAGGAACCGACTATGATTGACATGAAACGCGCAGCCATGCTCGGAGGCGACCCCGCAGACCGCAAAGAGGCCAGCTATTGGCCGACGCACGAGGACAGGCCCGAAGACATCTGGGCCGACGAATGGCTCGAAATGTGCCGGGCCTCGGAGGTGAAGGTTTGCCCTGATGCTGTGACCCACGGCAAGGCGGCGTTTGTCGCCACGCTTAAAGAGACAGACACCGATCTGACCAGGGCGGCACAGAGGGAGGCCATCGTGCGCTTCCTCCAGCAAAGCCGGGAGATGAAGCAATATGCCGAACTGCCTTACTTTGTGGCGTGTTGGCAATGTGCCTTTGAGCTCGAGGACAGCGAGCAGGACGAAAGCCAGACGGCCATTGCCAAACAGTTTGGCGTGACCAGGGCGGCCGTGAGTAAGCGGGTAGTGGAGATCCGCAAAGCCGCCAACCCTCAGACCATTGCCCGAAGCCAGAAGAGCATCGCGGCACGAAAGACTTATGCGTTGCGCCAACTCATCGTTGGTCAAACGCGCACCAAGATAAACATCAGCAACCAACAGAAGGAGATCAACGAACTATGGGCAACAGTGAACTAACAGCCGTCAGCGTCGAGCAACTGCGCGCGCTGGCAGAGAAGATCCGCGAGGCCAAGGCCGGCGCGGTCAGGGAAATGAAGTCGGCCATCGAGGCTATGCACGAGCAGGGTAGCCTGTTAGTGCAGGCAGAGATGGAGCTGGGCGCGGCATTCGACGGATGGGTCGATGGGTTGGCCGATCATGGCGTTGACCCCATGCAGGCGCGCTATGCGATGAAGATCGCCAAGAAGCACAAGGACGTGCGCTCGCTGTTTGGCAATCCGTCCGCAGCCAAGCAGTTGGTCTTGCAGAACTTTGCACCGGCTGTCCCGCCCAAGCCTGAGACAGAAGGCAGCACAAGCACGGCGCCTTACACGATCTCGGTGCGCTACAACATCGACCCGATGGACCCGGCGTTTCCTCGAGACAAGTGGCTCAGTGATCCGCTTGTGCGTTCAGTCATTCAGACAACGCAAGAGCTTGAAGGCTAAAAGCTTTTCACGGCTGCCGCGATCAAAGCAACGACGAACAAAGCAGCAAGCAGAAAGCCAATGACGTGAACGGGATCACGCATAGACATCTGATTGTCTGGCTTGAAAGCGTGTCCGCATTGCGGGCACGCCTTTGCTTGCTTGGACACTGATCGCTTGCACGAAGGACACGGGAACAAGTTCATGCCCGAAGCGTAGCACAGACGCCCCCGGCTCGGAAGTCTACTTGCAAGCTAAGACGCAAGTGCCCGAACCAGACCGATGTTTTTCTGCGAGCTATAACCCTTTGACAGCGGTTATGGGTGATGTCTCAAAGGTTATCGCAAGGCCAGATGGCCAAAGCACTTGGCATCAGCCAGCCGGCCGTGGCGAAAGCGGTGAAGCGCGGGATGCCGCTCGACTCTTTCGAGGCGGCAACGGAGTGGCGGCGCGCTAACCAAAACGCCAGGCGAACCAAGGCATCACAACCATCGGCGCCGCGCCCGACTGAACCGGCGCCCGATCCCGTCGATCTGCCCGACGATCTGGCCGTGACCGACCACATGCGCCGGATCGCGGTGCGCGACTTCGAGGCTGCGGGCAGCATCCAAGAGCGCGCCGCCGCGAGCCGAACCGTCCGCGACGCCGAAGAGGCGCACGAGACCCGGAAGCGCGACATGGTCAAAAGCGAGCAAGAGGCCCAGACCCTTATGCACCGAGATCAAGTGCAGGCCGTGATCGCCGAGGAGACGGGCAAGCTGCGCTCGCTCCTCGAGGCCATGCCGGCCGCCATCGCCCAGGCAGCCAACCCATCCGACCCCGAGTTAGCCCGCGACACCGTGGCCGACTACCTCGAGCAAGTCTTCAGCACACTCAGCAACACCGGCAATGCCCTGCGCCTGGATTCCTGATTCAAGCGCCCGCGCCCGCGCCATGTGGCAGGCCCAATGGGTGCCGCACCCGCGGCAGTCTGTTACCGAGTGGGCCGAGGCCAACATCTCTTTTTCGTCTCGCTTCACGTCATCCCCCGGGCCGTTCCGTGTTCGCTCCTACCCTTATATGCGCGAATGGCTCGACGCGTTCCACCCCGCCAGCAGCGTTCGTTCCATGGCCCTGCTTTGCGGCGCCCAGGTGGCGAAATCAACCGCCATCCAAGTCGGCATGGCTTACCGCCTGTGCCGCGCACCAGCGCCGGCCCTCTGGGTGCTGGACACGCAGACCAACGCCCAATCTTTTTCCGAGTCGCGCTGGCAAGTGATGATCGACGACAACGAAGTGCTCCGCGCCGAGATGCCCGGCAACAAAGACAAATTCAAAAACCTCGACCAAGCCTTCCGCCGAATGCACCTCTGGTTCGTCGGGTCCAACAGCCCGGGCAACTTGGCCGGCCGTTCCATTTCGCTCCTCTGCCTCGACGAGGTCGACAAATACAAAACAAAAACCAAGCAAGAGGCCGCCGCCGTCCAGCTCGCCGTGCAACGCACCGCGTCGTTCCCCATGGCCCTGATCGTGCAAACCAGCACGCCGACCACGCAGGAAGGCTCGATCTGGAAGGCCTGGCTCGAGGGCGACCAGCGCCGCTTCTGGGTGCCATGCCCACATTGCCAGGCAATGACCCTGCTCAACTGGCCCATGATGAAATGGGACGACGACGCCAAGATCAGCGAAAGCCAATGGGATCTGAAGCGCGTCCGCGAGACCGCCCGCCTCGAGTGTCCCCATTGCGCCGGCCACATCACCGACGCCAGCAAAACCAAAATGCTCCGCGAAGGCGAATGGCGTGCGGAAAACCTCGGCGCTCTCCCTGGGCATCGCAGCTACCACCTTTCCGCGCTCTACTCCGTGCGCCGCAGCTTCGGCGCGCTGGCCGTCAAATTCCTCCAAGACAAACAATCCCTTATGGGCTTGCAGGATTTCGTCAACAGCATCCTTGCCGAGCCGTGGGAAGAGGCCATGACCACCGAGAGCCGGCCGCTCACCGTCGGCGAATACGCCCTGCGCTCGCCAGTTGAGGAAGGCACGGCCCGCATCATGGCCGTCGACGTTCAGCAAGATTGCTTTTATTTCGTCTGCCGCTCGTTCGCCAAAGACGGCAGCAGCAAACTCATCGACGAAGGCCGCTTGACCACCTGGGCCGACCTCGAGTTCAAAGTCACCGAGCTCGGACTCGACACCCAGCGCAACATCGGCGGAATGATGGCCAAGTTGGTCGTGGTCGACAGCGGATTCCGCACCGACGAAGTCTTGGACGTTTGTATCCGCAACCGATACATCCCGGCCAAAGGTGAAGACCGACTCGAAGGCTACGGCGTCAAATTCGGCAAATCCCTCCGCAAAGCCATCTCCGTCATCAAACCCTACCGCCGCGGCTGGTTTCTCATGCTCTTCAGTTCGCCCGCCGCGCAGGACGTTCTTGAGTGGCTCCGCGGCGGCCAAGGCCCGGCCTGGACCGTAGCCGCTGATGCCTCCGAAGAATACAAAGCGCACCTCGACGCCCACCGCAAAATCATGCGCCGATCACCCCTGACCGGCCGCGAGACCTACCTCTGGAAGCAGATCGGGCGCCGCCCGAACCACATGCTCGACGCCGAGCTCATGATTTTGGCCTTGGCCGAATACGGCAACATCATCAAGCCCGCCGCGGCCGCGCCCGCCGATTGACATCCGATCGCGTGAGCAATGTCGCCACGCTCCTTTGTTTTCAGTGTTTGGGTCGCCAACAACAAAGACGCGCTGAAAACAGTCGCGGCGCTTGAGACGATCGCCGCCAATAATTTCACCGTGGCGAAAGAGGGTGGGCGCGTTCTCGTCAGCGCCTCGATGGGTGGCAAGTCCTACAGCTACAGCCTCCCGCCCGACCAGACCGCCGGCACCGTCGCCGAGCTCGCCTTCTACGCCTGGAACCAGATCCGCAATCTGTCCAGCGCCGACCTTGAACTCTGGCTGACAAGGAAGACCAGCAAGACCGCCATCATGGCCTTCAACTACCCGCTGCACTGATGAAACTCGCCGACCGCTGGAAACTTGTGACCAAAGCCTTCAGCCCGAAGGCGCAAAGCTACGATGCCGCGCGGCCTTCGATTCAGCGTCGATTCCCTTACAACGCGACCGCGACCGACAGCCATATCGACGTATCCGGCGCCGACCGCGAGCGGCTGATGAAACTCTCGCGCTGGGTTTACAACAATATGCCCTTTGTCCGTGGGCTGATTTGCGAAAAGGCCCGATACGCCACAGGCACAGGCATCCGCCCGCAGGCCCGAAGCGGCGACGAGGCATGGGACAACGCCGCCGAAACTTTCTTTGAGCAATGGAGCCGCGTGGCCGACATCCAAGGCCGCTACACTTGGCGCGAGATGCAGCGCATCGCCTCGGTCGCTATCGACCGCGACGGCGAGGTTTTCTTCCGCGCCACAGCGCAATCGACCGGCTATCCCGCGTTGCAACTGATCTTGGCCCACCGCATCGGTGACGCTCGCTCGTCTATTTACGAGCCCAGCAACCCGACCGCCCGCGAAGGCGCGCAGAACATTATCGACGGCGTGGTGGTCAATCCGCAGCTACGCCCCATCTTTTACCGCCATCTGGTCGGCGACGGCGTTGACCCCGCGCAGCGTTTTGAGGACATCCCGGCGCAGCAACTCATCCACGTTGGCGAGGCCAGCCAGGGCGACGAGTTGCGCTACGTCACGCCGCTCGCCCCGTCCATCAACCACCTCCGCGATGTGTCCGATGCCATCTCGTTTGAAAAGATGGCGCTCAAAATTTCCTCCTATATCGCCCTCGCCATCAAGTCCTCCAACCCGCAGGGCGCGGATTTCTTTGGCGAGGCGACCCACTCCGTCAACAGCCAAGACAACAGCGAAGTCACCGTCGAATCCCTCGGCAACGCGGGCGGCGCCATCCCTCGTCTCGGCATGGGCGAGGACTTGATCTCGTGGACATCCAACCGCCCCACGCAAAATTTCCGCGAGTTCTGCGACCTCCTCCTCCGCGAAGTCTGCCTCAACATCGGCGTGCCGTGGGAATTTGCCGCGCGTCCCGCCGATGCCGGCGGTGCCGCCCTGCGCGCCGTGCTCGTCCGAGCGCAACGCACTTTCGAGCAACGCCAAGCCCTGCTTATCGACCGCCTCTGCTCCCGCGTTTGGGCGCACGTCATCACGCTAGGAATGCAGCGCGGCCTAATTCCGCAGAATGAAAATTGGTGGCGCGTCGAATGGCAGCGCCCGGCAGCCGCGTCTGTGGACTACGGACGCGAAGCACAAGCAAACCTCAACGATGTCCGCGCCGGCCTCCGCACTTACTCCGAGGACTACAGCGAGCGCGGCCTTGAGTGGAAAGACCAACTCCGCCAGCGCGCCGTCGAGGCCAAGTATCTGGCCGACTTGTCCACAGAGTTTGGCATCAGCGCCGACTCTATCGCCACCTTCAATCCCAACCCTGCACCGCCGACAAACAACGGCAGCGCATTGACACCGCAGCAAGCGCAATGAGTCGCCACTGGTATGCAATTCAACAGACCGCAGACGGCGAAGCCGAAGTGTCCATTTATGATGAGATCGGTTTTGGTGGCGTCACCGCAAAATCCTTTCTTGCCGAACTCAAAAAACTTTCCGGCCAGCGTGTTCACCTCCGCATCAATTCTGTCGGAGGATCAGTTGTCGAAGGAGCCGCAATCTACAACGCGCTACGTCGGCACAAGGGCGGCTTAGTTGTTCACATTGATGCACTTGCGGCGTCGATGGCCTCGGTCATCGCTATGGCTGGCGACGAGACTCTCATCGCCGACAACGCGCTTGTCATGATCCACAACCCGTGGGGCATGACGATGGGCGATGCCGACGAACTCCGCAAAGAAGCCGACATCCTCGACAAGCTCAAGGCCACGCTGGTCAACGCTTACGTCCGCAAGACCGGGATGGAAGCCGAGCAAGTCGCGCAAATGATGGATGACGAAACGTGGCTCGATGCCACCGAAGCCGTGGCCCTCGGCTTTGCCGACGCCATCGAAGACGGCATCGAAGCCGCCGCCTCCATCACCCCCGAAGCCGCCCGCGCGCGCTTTGACACTTTCCAAAACTCTATGGCCCGCAAAACGACCAAAACCATCAAAGCCGAAGAAGCCGCTCCCGCCGAAGTTGTCGCGGAGCCCGTTGTCGAAGCCCCCGTTGCAGACGAGGCGGTTGACACTTCCTCGGAAGATACAATGAACGCCGAGCTCCAAGCGAAAGTCGACGCCCTCCAGGCCGACCTTGCCGCCAAAGTCGAAGCCGAAGCCGCGCAGGCGCAAGCCAGCGAGGACATCGCCAAGGAACTTGAAACCCTCAAAGCCGAAGTCGAGCGCCTCACCGCCGAGTCGGCCAGCAAGGACGAGGAGATCACCGCGCTGCTCGCGGCCTCCAAAAGTGCTGGCGAACAGGCTGCTGCAATCGTCGCTTCTGTTGGCCTTGAGCCCGTGGCTGTCATGCAGGCCGAGCCCGAACTGACGCCCGCGCAAATCTTCAACAGCCTCTCTGGCGCTGAAGCGGTCGAATACTACCGCAACCACAAGCGCGAGATCATGGCCTCCATCTACTAATTTTATGGCAAACCTGAACTCAGCCCTGAATGATAAACTCATCGCCCAAGCGGCGCTTGAGTCCTTCACTGCGGATCTCGAACCGCTGTCGATCTTTACAACTTCGTATTCCAACGAAGTTGTTCGTCGCGGCGCGTCCGTCGAGGTTCCGCTCATCGCCAACCTCACCGCGACCACCTTCGCTGACTCCTACGAGGCAGACGGCGGCACGATGAACAAGGTCACGATCAACGTGGACACCCACCGCATCGTCACCGTTTCGCTGTCCGACACCGAGTATTCCAAATCCTCGGCTGCGGAGATCACGAAGTTCGCCACCCAGCAGGGCAAAGCCCTCGCGCAGTCGGTGCTGACTTCCTTCTACAACCTCTTCGTCACCACGGCCGGCAGCGCCGCGCAGTATAGCGCCACGCTCACCAACCTTTCGGCCTTCACGATCACCAACGCCCGCGCCCTCCGCAAAGCGTTGAGCGACGAGAAAGCCCCGTTGACCGACCGCGCCCTCATCCTCAACACCACCCTCTACGACAGCCTCCTGTCCCAGAGCGGTCTGTTGGATGCCAGCGCCTTCGGTTCCCGTGACGTGATCTCGGAAGGCCGCGTGCCCCGCATCTTGGGCATGAACGCCTACGAGTCGCTCATCTTGCCGACCAACAGCATCAGCCTGGCTGCCATGGCCGTTCACCCGAACGCCGCCGCCATCGCCGTCCGCGCCCTCGAGCCCCAGGCCCCGAGCGAGTATCTCGCCGCGACCGTGGTCAACGATCCGCAGAGCGGCCTGACGCTCGGCTATCGCCGCCACTACAATCCGTCCAGTGGCAAGCACTACGTTTCGTTCGAATGCGTCTTCGGATGCAGCCGCGCGATCACCGGTGCCGCGAAATTGGCTCTCGGAGCGTAGTTCGTCTCCATCTCATACGCAACACGGAGCCCCCGGCCAACGCCGGGGGTTTTCGTTTGTCCGGTTGACAGCGGCGCACCCGCCGAGATGGAGAAACAAAGCCCGCGCGAGCAGATCGCGCTTTGCGTCATTGTCGGCAACGAACCCAAACGGCTTGACCGTTGCTTGACTCAATTTGCCCCTGCCGTCAGCGAGATGGTGGTAGTCCACGCCACCGGAGCCGAAGCCAAGAGCATCAAGATTGCCGAAGTGTGCCAGAAGCACGGGGCCAAGTATGATGTCTATGCCAACGCCCCGGGCAACGAATGGCCTCACGTCGATGACTTCGGCGCCGCCCGCCAGAAATCCTTCGACCTCGCCACAAAACCGTGGGCGCTGTGGGTGGACGCGGACGATACGCCGGGGCCGAACTTCGCGCCCGCCCTGCACGAACTCCTCGAAAAGCACGGCGACAACTTCGACGCCTTTGCCCTGTTCCACAATGTCGCCGGGCGCGGCATCGCCCACAACATCCGCGAGCGCCTCGTCCGCCGCGACAAGGGCAAGTGGGTCAATCGCATCCACGAGAATTTTCAACTCGTCGCCGACGCGCGCATTGCCAAGTGCGACGAACCGACCGTGATCCATTTGCCCGACGATGAGCCCAAGCAGGGCAGCAACCGCAATCTGACCATCCTCGAAAGCATCCCCGAAGCCGAGCGCACCGTCTCCGAGATTTACCATCTGCATGGCGAATACATGGGGCAGGGCCGCAAGCCAGAAGCGATGGAGTTGGCCAAGAAGGCGCTGGCCCATCCCGACCTCAAAGCCACCGAACGCTACGAGCTTTGCCTCAACATCTGCGAACTCGCCCGCCCCGAAATCCTGCAAACCGACTCGCCCGAATACAAAGCCATGATGACGGCGCTCCATAGCGCCTACAAAACGCAGCCCAACCGCCGCGAAGCCTTGGCCCTGCTCGGCGCCATGCACCTCGACCTTGGCGACATGGTGACCGCCGAAGCCTATATCCGCGCCATGATGGCCCTTCCGCGCCCGGTGGATAAGCCTTGGACGCACCGAGACGGCTTGTATGGATGGGCAGGGGAAGCCTTGTGGACGCAATGGCTCCGCATGGCTGGGCAGCAAGACAAAGCCGACGAGATCGAACGCGCCCGCATCAAAGGCCACAAATACAGCATCAGCGTTTGCCACCCGACCCGCGCCCGCGCCCATCAAGCGGCCATGACGCGCAAACGCTGGCTCGATGCCGCCGCCAACCCGGAGCGCATCGAATACATTTTCGGCTTCAGCGCCGATGACGAGGAATCGGTCGGCCTGCTCTCGCGCTTCCGCCACGCGCTTTCACCCGCTGGCAATCTTGAGCGTCCGGGCGGAACTGCCGTCCAGAACTACAACGCCGCGACCAACGCGGCCACGGGGCAGATTATCATTACTGCACAGGATGACGTTTTCCCGATGCTCCACTGGGATTTGGCGATTGAGGAAGCCTTGCGCGCCAAGGTGGACGCACGCCAGCCCGCCATCCTGCAAATCAAAGACGGCTACCGCAACGACGATCTCATGGTCACGTTCTGCGTGACGCGGCCCACGTTCAAGCGCCTCGGCTACGGCGCGCAAAACATCCTCGCCCCGGACTATCCCGGCATCTTCAGCGACACCGAGTTTTCCCTGCGCGCAGGCAAAAGCGGCCTGCTTGTGCCGTCCGAAATCGTCTTCAAGCACGAGCATCCCTTTTGGAATCCCGCCGTGCCGTCCGACGATACCTACGAGATGGAGAACTCCGACGAAGCCTACAAGCTCGGCGAGCAAATCTTCCGCCGCCGCAACCCCGACCTTGCGCCCAAGGCTGACACCACGGCCACCGCATGAGCCAATTTGCACAGGCTTACACCGCAGCCAGCACCGAAGCAGTCGGCACGATCCGCGACCAGATCGAGTATAGGGAGCGGCATTATTTGGCCGTCGTAGGCGAGGAAACCTACGGCAACCAGCTTGGCGAAGGCGGCTTTGAAGCGGCGAGGGGACTCACGGCCACCGTTCTGAAAGCAGGCGCGCCAACCTTCCGCCTCGGCGGCATCGTGAAATTCCAAGACCGCCGCTACCGCATCACCGGAATAGACACCGACACCGCAACGATTGACCTCACCCTGCAAAGCCCCGACAGCAAATGAGCGCCCCCGCTTACAGCCTTGAGGAATCCTTAGAGCGCGCCGTCGATACGGTTCTCAGCGCCGACGCCAACCTTGCCGGGTGCCGCATCACCTCCGCCGACGAGTCCGACGAGGACAGCCTGCCCATGATCGCCATCCGGGCCGAGAAGCTCGACGAGGTAGTCCTCGGGATGCAAACGTGGAACACCCGCATTTCCATCACGTTGACCACAGCGGCCGACGAGACGCCCGACGAAGAGCGCAACGAGCGCCGTCTGCCCGACCCGGCCGACGATGACGAAGGCGCGGCCGGCTTCAAAGAGCTTTGGCACGACCTCTGGGCCACCGTGGACGGCCCAAACTTTCTGACCAACCTCAACGCCACCGACCTTGTGAAAGTCTGGGGCATCGAATTTGACCCTGTCTCTTATGAAAACGAAACCCGCAGCTTCCGCCGCAGCATCAACCTCCGATGCTGGGTCAACGAAGCCTATCCCGCAGCCTAAGATTGACCGCCAAGGCGATCGCGTCCGCGTGCCGAACTGGCCCGCCGCGCTGGAAGATCCCGCCGTGGCCGAGGCAGTGAAGGGCATGGTCTACGAGTCTTACGACATCGCTGGCGACAGCAAGATTGCCACCTACCGCCCGGCGTGAGGTTGACAACGCGGGGTAGGTATTATGCCCGCGACTATTGTTGGAATCACAAATTTGACCTTCGGCGGCTCGGCAGAGACCGTTGCCGTGTTCACGAGTTTCTCCCAAGTGGCCGACTCGGACACCATTCCTGTCCTCAAAGAAGACGGCGCTATGGCTGCGAAAGTTTTCTGGAACAAGAAAAACGTGGCCTCGATGACGGGCTTCATCAAAGGCACCCTACCCACCATCGGCGCTTCCGTTACTCTCGCCAACGCCCTGACCCAACTCGGTGGCATCACGGGAAGTTTTTACTGTGACAGCGTAACCGTGAACAAAGCCCCTTCAAATTTTCAAGAGGTGACGATTCAGGCTACGCAGCACGACAGCTTGTAAGCCCCCGCGCCTGACGGCGCTTAGAGATTAGAGATTATGCAGGAACCGTATTACGCCACCACCGACACCAAGGTCGCCTCGTGCCTTTGCACCGTTGGCGTCCCGCTGCGGCAGCAAGACCCCATCAGCCGCGTCATCCACAAGGGCAAGGAGACCGTTCATTACTGGTATAGGTGCGATGGCGCAAACGGCGTAGCTACAGGCTCCATTGTGCAGGCCATCATTGAAGGCCAAGAAGCCTGCGAAGCCCTGCGCGACCAGTTGCCCGATCTGCCGGGAGCCCGCGCCGCTCTCTACAACCGCGAGCTTTTGCTCGACGTGATCTTTAAGAAGACCCGCCAGCTTGTCTTGGTAAACCTCCCGCAAGGCGGCGTCATGCTGGCCGACAAGAACCTCGACGCCACCACCAAGCGCGATCTGGCCCAGCTTATCATGTAACTTTGTTCTGGCATGGTGTGTGTGCAGGGCGGGGCTTCGGCTCCGCCCTGTTTCTTTTGACAGCGGCGCGCGGTCGATATGCAAGATATTGACCCAGAGAAAAGGGCAGAGGCGCTGGAAACGGCTGCTCTCGGCGGAACACAAACCATCTGCGGCTTGGAGCTTCGCCCCATGACGCTTGGAACATGGAGCCTGCACAGGCGCATAAAATCCGCCGCAGGCGAATCCTACGGCGACGATTGGAGCTTTGACCTTCTGAGCTTCGTTTACATCCACCACGTTCCCGAAGAAACGCTGCGCGCGGCCTTCGGAAAGCCACAGGCGCTTTTGCCGTCCATCTACGATTTCATGGTCAGCCGTCCGGTGTCCGACGTGCCGCAGTTTCAGCCGTGGGTCAAAGACCAGATGGAAGCCTTCACCGCCAGCCTGATTGCCAGTGACGGCGGGGGCGCGGGTTTAGCCGACCCAAAAGCATAGCGCGGCCCGCCTTCCAGTTGGCGATAGCCGCGCGCTTGACCAAATACGGCTTCAGTATCGACCAGACCATCTGGCGCACGCCGTTGGCCGTGGTCAATCAGCTAATCATTTACGACGAACTGGCAAGCGGTCGCAAACCGCGCTGGCCTATAGACAAAGAGCAGGGGAGGCAATCTATCGACGATCTGCTGGCCGAGGCGCTGACAGGGTGCGCATAGGTATGGCGATAAGACTCAAGGCGGTGCGCGGAAAGCAATTCAACGCTTTCAGCGCAGCTTGCCGTGATCTTATGAAAATCACCGGGCAGCAGTTTGAAACTGTGCTGCGGCATGAAGTGGGCAAGGTGCTGGAAATCACGATAGACAGAACGAAAAAAGCAACGCCGCAAAAAGTCATGCGGAACTTTTTTAACCAAAAGATGACCAGCCAGGACATTGCCTACGGAGGCCCAGAGACGCGCAGCAACAACCCAAATGTCAGAGAGCGGCTGGCGCGGCAGGCGGGTCAGCGCCGTGGGCAGTCCACAAACGGCAAGCTGAAATACGCGCTCCCGCCATTTGTCGGCGGCAAACACAAGGCGGGCGGGGCGGGCAGGCACAAGCACCCGAACTGGCTATGGAACGAACTGCGCCAGCGCCGCGCCAAGTCGCTCAAAGACAAGATTTCGCGCGCGGGCGTCTCGGCAAAACACTGGCTGCAAATCGCCAATATCCTCGGAATCCCGGTCAGGGCGCCGTCGCAAGTTCGCAACGCTCAAAACAAAAAGCCCTTTGCCGTCAAGGCATCAACCAACGGCACGCTGCGCGGCATGAATTTCGTAATTCAAGGCCAGAACTTCGGGCGGCTCTCCGTGGTAGAAGCCGGGGGCGACAAGGCGCTGCGATCTGCTATCCGCAGCCGGGTCACGTTCTTCAATAGCGCGATGAAAAAAAACGCCAAGAGCAAGGTCAACATCATTTCCCGCCGATACCCCGACTTGATGAAGGCGGCTTGACACTAAAGAAAGGGCAAAATGGTCGGATCTGTTTTCAAGTTTGGCGCTGATACAACGGAATACAACAAGGCCGTTGAGGCGATGCCGCGCAAAATTAAGCAGGCGGCGCAACAGATCGAGGCCAACACAAACAGCATTTCCGCTGGATTCGGAAAGCTGCAAAGCGTCATGGCCTCGGTCGGCGTGGCTTTCAGTGGGACAATCATTATTGCGGAGATCCGCCGCGTAATGGAGCATTTCGACCGAGTGAATGACCTTGCGGTTCGCTTTGGCACCAGCGCCGAATCCATCCAGCGCGTGGGAGAGGCCGCAAAATTGGCTGGCAGCGACATAGATATGGTCGCCCGCGCCATGACCAAGGCCGGCGTGGCCGCTACGCAGGCCGTCAACGAAGGCGGCGCCGCCGCCGAAACCTTTGAGCGCGCCGGAATCAATGCCCGTGAGTTTGAGCGGGCATCCTTGGACAAAAAGCTGTTGACCGTGGCCGAGGCGTTTAAGGCGGCAAATGGGAACGCAAGCAAGCAAAACGAAATCCTCAAACTGATTGGTATGCGTGCGGCGGATTTGATTCCGCTTATCAGCAATGTGGACGGGCTGAAGTCCGCAATGGCTGGCGCCTCGGTGGTCAGCGACGAGGCCGTCAAAAAGATTGCGGATGCCAACGACGCACTTGAAAAGGTATCGCTACAAGCACAGGCAAGTATCACCGCGCCAGTTATTGTTTTTTTTACATCGCTCGCAGAAAGATTTTTGGATGTAGCAAAAAATGCAAGTGCAGCCGAAATGGCAATGCGCGCACTTGCCGCTCCATTTACTTTTGGCGAAAGCCTTCGCGCTGGCGGGCAAACCCCAGAGGAACGCCAAAGCGAAGCCGATAAAGAGCAAGCACTAACCAACCTTCGTAATCGCGGCCAGTTGCCACAAACAACACCGAGCAATATGACCATGCGGCAGGAGGCCGAAATGGAATTGGTTGTGCTTCGTGAGGTTGCAAAGATTGAGCGCGAGCGCGCCGAAGCGAAACAAAAAACTATACAGTCTCAGCAACAGCTAACCGCAGAGACGGAAGAAACGGCCAAAGCCACTAAGGCGGACAAACAAGCCTCCGAAGAAAAGAAGGCTTTATCGCAGGAAATCGCCCGCATCAATTTGCAAATTAAAGAGGCCCAATCCGCAGGAAACGATGCGCTCGCCGCCGACCTGACGGAGTTCAAAGACCTTATAGAAGCTGGCATCAAATACGAGGGCGATCTTGAAATGGCGGCTCGCGATGTGAACGCCGCGCACAGGGAGCGCCTTCGCTTGCAAGAGCAAGCCTTGCAAAAGTCTATTGCACAAATCGAGAAAGAGGTGGAACTCGCCGAAACAATGGCGTTCGGAACCGACGAAGCCAAAAAGAAGGCCGAGTGGATGAAGACCTACGACTCTGTTTTGGAAAAAACGGGACGAGACGATTTGGCTCGCAGGGCGGCCAATGCGGAAACGGCAGAGCCCGAAAGGGGCGCTTCGCCTGGCGGGGGCGGCAGCAGCGGCGGTGGTGGAGGCGGCACCTCCGCCCCCAGACCCGGCACCGCCCTCGATACCCTCCGCAAAGCCGCCGAAACCGACGCCAGCGCCCGCGCCAACCTCTTCCGCATCGAGGCCGACAAAAACCGCCGCACCTCGCGCGTGTCGGAACTCATGGACAAGGGCTTCTTTTCGACCGCCGCCAACACGGAACTGCGCGCCGAGCGCAACGCCGAAAGGCGCGCGCAGGATTTAATGTCCCGCCGCTCCGCCACCGATTCGCTCTTTGGCAAGGACAGTCCGCTCAAAAACATGGGCGAGCTTCAGAATCGTTTCCGCCAAGAAAACCCATTCGGCAAACGCGAGGACTTCGACCGCTTCGTCCGCGACCAGCAAAAAACACCCGGAGAACGTCTGCGCGAAGAGGAATCAGCGCGCAACGCCGAAGGCGGGAAATCGCAGGCGGCGCAAGTCGCCCTCGCCAGCGAGGCCAGCTTGCAGTCCCTCATCAAAGAAATCCGCGACCGCCTGCCGCAAAACGCCCTCACAACATGAGCTACACGATCCGCTCCACCCCCGAATTTGCCGCAGGCGGGCTCGTCCTGCTCGGCCACTCGGTCAACACGCAGACAAACGGCTTGGTCGAGGCGCGGATGTCGTTTGCTTGCCTCGCCACACCGCTTGTCCTGGCGCGCAATCTCCAAAATTTCGCACCCGACTCCATCCCCCCGCTGGCCTTGCCCGCCGACTTGGCCGCGATGCCGCTCAAAAGTGGCAACGTCTTTCTGGTCGATTACTCCAACACCGTCGATAAGGGCATAGCCCTCATCGAAGCGACCTACGCGGGCATTAGCACTCTTTCCAAGGGCCAATACAGCGAAAGCTCAACGACCAAAACCGCCAGCAACACCGTGACGTATTCGACCGTCACCATCGGCCCCGCGTTGCCAGCCAACACGGCAGTGGCCACCTTCGACTACACCGCCGTTGCCGTCTCGATCCAGCATTGCAGCTTCAACATCAACGACCGCAAGGAACCAACCGCGCGCGCCGAAAATATCAGGAACTACAAAAACAGCGCAGGCTTTACCTCCTCGGTTAGCACGGGCGGATTCAGCGCCATCAGTCTTTTCCCCCCGCAGCAAGACATCGTCTCGGTCTCTATCGAGCAGCGTGGCCGCGTCTATATCATCACGGAATCGGCCTCGCCTGAGTTTGTGAATATGGCCTAACGATTATGGGCAGCGACAGCACAGGACTGGCACGATTTTCGGACGATCTCAAAAAAGATCCCCCCCGCAACGTCAGCGCGTCCAAGCTCGATAAAAACTTCCGCGCCTGTATGCCGCAAAAAGTCGGCATCATGGAGCGCCTGAATTTGTCCTACGACGAGAACGGTTGGTATTTCAATATCCCGACGCCCCCCGGCGGGACGGCGGTTCTCGGTTCCGTAGGCGGCATCATTCAATGGTTGCCGACGGAAGCCTGCGCGGAGGAGGGATAGGCCGTGCCGCTTCCGATTAAACTCACTGCGGGCGGCAGAGTCATCACCAAGGTTGTAAACGGCGTGACACGGATCAGTTGCGAGTGCTGCGCCGGAACACCTTCGGATTGCTGTATGTATCCCATCGACAAACTGAACATTCTTTATACGGAAGAAGATTGGCCTGAAGAGGGAATAATGTTCTCCAACTACATAAACGAGTTAGATGGGCCAAGATTGCTTCAAAAAAATATTGGGCCAGCAAACCGTTTCCCCGGCGATTCGACAATAAGAATTTATGGGTCAAACCCCTTCATGATCTATTATTACCCAGAAACAACGGACGAGTATGTCGGGCGCGCAGGAGAAATTGATCCCGGTTTAGGATTGTGCCTATTTGGAGATCCAAACGATCCAGAAGATCAACCAACGGGAGGATTTGGCAACAACGACATTTGGTTTTACGACAACTTCAAAGACTCCTACACCGCGCAATGCAGCAACGGGACTTTTACCCTTGTGCGTGAAGAGCTTTGCGTTTGGCGCAGTCGCAACGGAAACGGAGACGTGAACGGCGAGCTTTTTTACCGCACCCGCGCCTCCGCTCAAGACGCCGCCAACAACGGCATGGGGAGAATCCTTTGGCGTTTTAACAACAGCTTCCGCACGGATGCTGGCCCCTACAACAGCCCGGCAGGGGAATACGGCGATTGTTCTGTTGCATGAACTGCCCCCACCAATCCCGCCCCTCTGGCCGCGATCGCGGCCAATTCCACTGTGCCCTTGGCTGGTATGGCGGAAGCCCTTGGCTCGGCAACTGTCTGCAATGTATGAAGAGCGGGCAGAACACCCCCGAAGCCAAAGCCGCCTTCGATGCGAAGGCCGAGACTGCACACCCCGGCCACCGCCCGCGCATCAGCGGATGCTGCGACCGGGCCGATCAACAGTGACGGCGCTTTGACACCTGCGGTTTCCTTGAATGGAGCCGCGCCGCTTTTATCTCGATACCGCAAACCGCTCGTTTGTCGCCTCGCCGGATACGACTGTCCCCGCGCCGACGAACCTCTTTTTTCGGGAAGACGTGGAGGCCGTGGAGCTTTATTTCCTCAAGCCCACAGGCAACTTGGCGCAGCCCTACGAATACCGCGACTACTCGGCCAACACGGTAAAGCTGGCCGTGGGCCTTACAACCCCGGCGGCATTGCAGACCTCTTGGACGGCGGTTTCTACAACCATCACCGCGAGCATTACCACGCTCACCAATGGCGGCAGCGGGGCGAATGAGGTGCAGCGGCTAACCTTTAGCGGCGTCCCAGCCACGGGCAGCTATGCGCTGACCATGCCCTCGCGCAACGTCACAGTCAGCAGCGTCTCGGCGGGAGTCTTTACCGCAGCAAACCACGGCCTGCTGGACGGCCAAGCCGTCACGCTTTCCTCGTTCACTATTAGCGGCAGCACTTTCAGCAATGCCGCCTATTTTGTCTCGGCGCGCACCAAAGACACCTTTCGCATCGCCGCTTCGGTCGGTGGCGCGGCCATTGCCGCAGCGGTCACAAGCGGGGGAGGAACGGCCACGCTGGACGCCATTACTACACCGCAGCTGGCTTACAACGCCACGGCCTCGGATATTCAGCAGGCTTTCGTCGATGCGGGAATCACGATCGGCTCGGCCCCGCAAATCGTTGTCACGGGCGACAGATCAAACGGCTTCACGTTTGCGTTCGCCAACAGCCAAGCCAACATCAATTTCGGCGCGCTAACTCTGTCTGGAAACACGCTTGCAGGGGCACCGTCCTTGTCGGCCAACGTCTCCTTCAACACTTCGGAAGTCGCCAGCCTCATCAGTGCGGGCAACACCAACAACCTTCGCTTTGAGGTTGAGGTAAGCGGCAGCGGCAAGCGCCAGACTTACGCCACCACCGCCGACATCTCGGCGGACATCATTACCTCCACCAGCCCGTCACCGCTCCCGGCCACCACAGCCAACTCCTTCAACCTCTCGGACGGCGCGGGCGGGGTGTGGACGGTCACGGTTGATTCGAGCGGCATCCTGACAACGGCCAAGCAATGATTATGAAACTCCTCCTCGCCATCCTTCTCGCCACCCTTTGCGCGGCCACCGGACACGGGCAGACGCTGAAGTCGTTAATGTATAACACGACGAACGGGCAGGTAATGTATTCGGGAACCAACGTCCTAACTTTTACTAACACCATCCGCACAGACCGCATTGAGTCTGCTACGGTGGGATCTGACGCTTTTATTTATTTCGATTCGGACGTTATACGCATGGAGGCAACCGCCGTTGCTTTTGAGGGGCCGATGGAGTTTTATTTCCCGATTGTTTTTCAAGGAACAAACCCGGCAAGCGTGGCCGCCGCGACCCGCACCAACCTCAACCTCGGTGCGACGAACAGCGTGGAATTTCGCAACATAACTTCAGACGGCAACATCGTCATCACCAACCAGACCGCCACGAACAACGGGATTCTTTTCGTCTACCGCACCAACAACGAGCCGTTCCTCGGCCTCGCCAACCTCATTGCGTCAAACAACACGACGATTAGCAACGAGACGCTTTTCCGGGTAGGCACAGCAGAGGCCACCAACCGCTCGGCACAATTCGGATTCCGATCGACCAACACCAACGGCAACGGCGTGGCTGTGTTCTCGGTCTTTGGTTACAACGCCCTTATGATGGTCGGCGCGGACGCCTCGACCAACGCCGTGATCTATAGCGGCGGAGGCACAAACAACGAAGTGATGACCCTTATCCGCGACGGAGCCACCGAGTTTGCCCGCCCGATCCGCTTTTCGACCAACGCCTCGACCCGTCCCGCGACGAACGCCCCGGCCAACACGACCAATGTGGCCGCGTGGGTCGAGTTTCGCATCGGCACTAATTCTTACCGCGTCCCGCTGTATCAATGATCCACGAGCTTTCAGATTTCTTTACCCGACCCACCGTGGCCGTGGCCTCTTCGCTCGGTAGCGTGATCGTCTCGCTGCTGCCGCATTTGGAAACGGGGATGCGCCTGGGCACGCTTTTTTGCGGCCTCGCCATCGCCGTGCTGGCGCTGGGTAAAGCGTGGAGGGACAGGAACAAGTGAGCGACCTCTACGGCAAATGCCCCGCGCAAGTGGATCTCTGTCTGCCCCAAGGCCAGACATGGGACACAACCCTGCTCTGGGAGGCAGACGGCGACCCCGTTGACCTCACAGGCTGGACGGCGCGCATGATGCTCCGCACGACGGCAGAGGCCGCATCGCCCACCGTTTCGCTTTCCACGGCGACCAGCACAATGACCGCATTGAGCAATGGCGTCATCGGCCTGTCCTATTCGGCCATCTCATCAGCGGCCATCACCGCCGCGACCTACCTTTATGATCTGGAAGTTGTAAACCCATCCGGCGCAGTCCGCCGCCTCATCGAAGGCCGCGCCGTTGTAAGTCGGGAAATCACCCGCTAATCACATGGGCGAGACAATCACCATACGCACGGGCGCGGCGACTGAAGTGATCAAGGTCATCGAGGCGGGCCCACAAGGGCCAGCGGGCCCAGCAGGCACCGGGCTGGAAACGCTGACCACACAAGGCGATCTGCTCTATCGCGGCGCGTCCACAGGCCAGCGCCTCGCCATCGGAACAAGCGGCCAAGTTCTAAAGGTCGCCAACGGCATCCCCGCATGGGGCAACGAGTCGGGGGCGGTCACGAGCGTCAATGGCGAGACTGGCACCGTTATTCTCGACGGCTCCGACCTCGACACAAGCGGCAACGACGATTTGGCGGCTTTTGTCACCTACGAATTTGCAGACGGCAACGGGACTTACTACCCTCTGCCTGACAGCACGCTTAACAACAAGCGCGTCTATCGCAACACTACGGGCCACCACGTTTTCTTTGAGAATCTTCGCTGGCACATCACGGACGGCTCCCCCATCACGGCAAACATTATTGATTCAAGCGACGATGACAACGCTGCGTGGCCTTGGCTGTCCGCTTGGGATGGATCAATAGAAAAAGCCAAGCTGTCCACCATTGTGGGCCGCGCCCGCAGCACATTCCTTTTCGTTGGCGACAGCGTGCCAAGCACCAGCGTCAGCGGCCTCGGCACCGCCGCCACCTCCGACAGCACCGCATTTGCAGCCGCTTCCCACACCCACGGCAACCTCACGAACGCGGGAGCCATCGGCACCACCGCCAATCTCCCGCTCAAAACAGGCACCAACGGCGTAGTCGAGGCGGGAGCCTTCGGCACGGCGGCAGGGAGCTTTTGCGCTGGCGACGATGCGCGGTTGAGCGATGCGAGGACGCCAAGCAGCACCCTCGCACACAAAGCCTCTCACGCCACAGGCGGCACCGATGCGCTGGCTCCGAGTGATATTGGGGCGCAGTCGATATTCCTCACCGAAGACCTCGGCACAGTTACCGCCAACGTCACACTGACCGCCGCCCGCGCAAAAATATATACGGTCAACACGACAACTTCAGGACTGCGAATCTTGCTTCCGACCACAGACGTTTTGGCGGGCGATGTGGTGACCATTCGCTTCACTTCGGTTACGGGGCAAAGCCTTACTCCTGTGCGCGGCTCAACGTCTGGATTTTTTACAAACGATATTCTTACAGGACAGCAAGTAACATTTATTGCCGCTTCCACATCTTCGACATCGTGGACAGAAACACTTGTTGACCGCCACCCCGCAACAAGTTCTTTGGTGTTTAGTTCAGACAATACATTTCCAGTTCGCATAAGCGGAAGGACTCAAGAGGCAAGCGTTACCTCGGCTGGCCGCGACCTCCTTGATGACGCCGATGCCGCCGCCCAGAGAGTGACGATGGGCGCAGCCGCCTCTGGCTCCATCACCACATCGGGCCTCACCCAATCGACAGCAAGAATTTTAGGACGCACGACCGCCAGCACAGGAGCCGTCGAGGAGATCCAAATCGGATCGGGCTTGAGTCTGTCGGCGGGGGAGTTGTCGGCAACGGGATCGGGCGGCATCTCCGCAGTCGGCGCATCCACCGCCGATGTGTTGAGCGTGTCGGGGTCTGATCTGGTTGCCGATGACCCGAACGCCGACCGCATCGTTTTCTGGGACGATAGCGAGGGCAAGTGGCGGTATCTGGAAGCAGGATCAGGGCTAACGATTAGCGGCACGACGATGACGGCTACGGCCAGCGGCGGCATTTCCGCAGTAGATGCAACCACCGCAGATGTGCTTTCCGTTTCAGGCAGCAACCTTGTGGCCGATGACGGCGGCACCATAAACGGATTTAATCCTGCCGTGGTGTGGGACGATGCCGCTGGCAAATTGGTGTATGCCAACCCAATGACTCGTAGTGGCGCTTTTGCCATCGGATTGCAGCCGACCACTACGGCGCTGGGGACGAACGCTATTAGCATACAACCAGCAAGAGGGCTTGGGGCAGAACGACTTGCCTCTGCCGTTAACACCATTGCAATCGGCGAAAGCGCAAGAGCAAGCGCGGAAGGGGCAAATGCCATTGGCTACAGGCCCAACGCGACAAATTTTTACGCCACCGCCCTCGGCCAAGAGTGCGCGGCGTCGGGCGAAGACTCAATCGCCATCGGCGGATTCTCGGCGCAGGCCACCGCCAACAACGCAGTCGCCATCGGTCGGCAGACAACGGCGAACTTGCGGGCTATGTTTTCCACGCGAGCGTTCAACTCGGTGTATTGGGGCGGCCAAACGACAAACGCCACCGCGACCATCCTCAACTTAGACGCGACTGCGACGAACCGCATGACGATTGCGGCCAACACCGCTTTAGCCGTGGACATCCTGCTCGTCGCCCGCCGCTCGGACGTAGCCGACAAATGGCTCGTCGCTCGCCGCTTCCTTGGCATCCGCCGCGATGGCAGCAACAACACTTCGCTCATCGGCACGGTGCAGACGCTCGGCACTGACCAGAGCGCAGGCTCGCCAACGTGGACTTTTGCGCTAACCGCCGATGACACCAACGAAGCCTTGCAACTGGAAGTGACGGGTGCGGCCTCCGAAACGGTTCAATGGCGGGCCACGGCCTTCTATCGTGTAGTGTAATATGAACACCGAAACCATCTACAACGTCCTGCTTGACCAGCCTCGCCAGATCGACGGCAAGACATGGCACGGCCTGTCTTATCAGCTAACCCGCGACGAAAGCGGCAAGGTCGAAGTGCGCGAGCATGGCTGGCCGACGAGGCTCACCATTTACGAACAGGACGGCCCCGAACTCGATGCGCTGGACGAAGCCACGGTCAAAGCCGCCATCGAAGCCGCGCTGCCTGTGGATACGAGCTATGTGATTCCGCCGCCGCCTGTGCCGTTTGTGGAGACTTTCACGCCCGAAGCATGGGTGACGAAGCACCTCACATCCCTGCAAATCCTTTCCCTTCAACGCTTGGAAATGGCACTACTCACCGCAGCCAAACCGCTCGGCAGCAATATGGCCGCGCTCAAAGGATGGCTTGAAGGCATGATGCTCGCCTCGGTCGATCCGACCCCGCGCACCTTTGATCTGCCGCCGTGCAGCTACGAGCAGGCCAGCGCCGAGGCCGTGGCCGCGTTGCAATCTTAGCTCACCCGGCACGACCGGGAGGAGATGAAGGCCCGCTTCGGCGGGCTTTCGCATTGCGCGGTCAGGCTTTGACACCCGACGAGGGGCATGAACTGGAAGACATCCGCAACGGGAGTGCTTGGTGCGCTCATTTCGCTCCTAACGATCACCAAGGCAGTGTTGGCGGGACAGCCGTTTGACCCCGCGCTTGTGACCGGAATAATCACCGGAATCGGCCTAATCTTCGCAGCCGACGCCAAGAAGTAATGCGCCTCGCATTGGTTGCTGTGGCGCTTCTGCTTTGCGGCTGCGCGGGGATGAAGCTCGGCGGCGGCTACAATTTCGAAACGAAACAGTTTTTCGTGAATTTGGAAAAGCCGTTAGACGGCTACAAAAAGTGAACCCGCTCAAATGGTTCAGTCACTTATTCGCGGCCTTGCGAAATGGCCCACCGTCGATCTCGCGGAACTTATCCACGCCATCCAAGCCATCCTTGCCAAGCGAGCCAAAGAAGCCGAGCGCGCCACCAAAAAGCGCCCCCGCCACAAAGGCGAAAAGCCCTAAGAGCTACCCGGAAAAACTGCTTAATTCTCCGAACGTCACGAAGGGCAAGCGCATCAAGCCAAAGGCCATCGTGTTGCACCACACGTCGGGCTCTTACGCTGGCTCAGTCGCATGGTGCATGAACCCGGCGAGCAAGGTCAGCTATCACTGCATCGTGGCCCGCGACGGCAGGCGCTCCACCTTGGCCGATCCAGACGAGAGAGCCTGGCACGCGGGCGTTTCGTCCTGGCGCGGGAAACGTGACTTGAATTCGTGGAGCATCGGCGCGGCTTTCGAGGGCGACACCTACAAGCGGCCACTTGGCGAGGACGAGATGGCGAGCATGGCCGAATATCTTGAACCGCTAATGAAGTTGTATCGGCTCACGCTGGATGACGTTACCGACCACCGCACCGTTAGCCCCGGCAGGAAGGATGACCTTAACCCCGTCGAGTTTGCGCGCTTCAAAAAGTATCTGGCAGCGCGGTTGGCATAGCTTCTGCTCAATAGTTCAAGCGTGCTTTTAACTACTGCACAAAAAATGAAAGGAGGACTCCAACAATGCACCGATCAACCGACAGCAGCCTTGTCTATGGCCCGTATGGCGGCATTGGCTACGTCGAGCGCATCAGTCCGAATCGCCGTGCGCGGCGGTTCAGCCTGCGGCGTTTTGTGAGACGTTTGGCTATGCTGCTTGCCTAATATGTCGATGCCGTCGACACGTTGCCGGGACGTGTCGAAGATTTAGCGATTCATCGCCAAGTCAGCCAAAGGAAGCCGACATTCGCCAGGGCATACCCGCCGAACGCCACGGCCATCGGCCCGTTGCCGTCGCGGAGAAATCCTGCTGCCGTGAGGACGTAGAGCCCGGTGCAAATAAGCAAGGGCCAGAAAGTCACGAAGCCTTATGCTGCCCGATGGTGATTGTCTTGTCCGTGTAGCGGCTTGCCCACCGAGCGATCACGCTGGCAATGCGCTCTTGGTCGAGAACGTGTGCCTCGTCCACCACGGGAAATGCGGCATGGGCCGTCTCATGCACGATGATGCCAAGGCCGTTCTTTTTTAGCGCCTCCGGGTGCAAATAAATGATGCGGTCATCGAAGTGCGTCATGCCCTCGCACAATTCACGGCTCGGCGGGCGCATGATTTTGACCTTCCACCATGAGCCATCCAACTTGAAGCGCATCGTAGGAACGCGCTTGCCGCGCACAGATGGGCGTTTGCGCGGCTTTTTCATTTGAGGCAGTAGTGCGGCACCGGGCGAGTGACCGATCCCGTCGTGATGCGAAAGCGTTGAACCTCACAGCGGTCAGCAGCTACGGCCTCGGCGAGCAATCGGCCCATTGTCGGGAGGGGCTTGTTGAGCTTTGTGGCGAGCTGCTTGGTGGTGAACCATCCGGGCGGCACTGCGTCTTGGACGGCGGGCGAGGCGAGGGCCGAGCACCACGCGCCGAGGTCGGGATCGAAGGAGGGAGGCAAATTGCCGCCCCCCTTTGTGGCCGAAGACTTCGACTTCATAGGGGTAGGCGGTAATGGGGGGAAAGAGTGACGAGGTTGACCGTGCAGGCGTTGTCGCAGTATTCGCCGTAGGCGAAGCCATGCCGCCATGCCAAGGTTTGCCGCCGGCCTGCGGCATACTCCATATCGAGGCGAGCCAGGCAACCGATGTTGTAGCCAATGGCATCCGCATGGACTCGCGCCGGCTCCATTGCCACGCGGTGTGTGTGGCCGAAGACACAATGCGCGCCGATGGTTTCTGCCGTGTCGCGGGCCGCGCTGACGTTGAAGAGGGCTCCATGCAGAAAGGCCGTGCCGCCCAGATACCGCACCGAGTCGCGGGCCATGCCGCGATAGGGGATGATCTCGGTTTTGTATTTGGCGAGGTTGTCGTGAATCTTCGCCATGACCGCGCCCGCCGCATAGGCCACGACCTGATTGGCGCTATGGGTCAGGGCAACGGCGCGGGCCTCGTGGTTGCCGTGGAAATACATGGTGGGCCGCATCTCGTGCAGGAACGAAAGCCCGGCGAGCAGATCGTCCATGAGGGACTCGGCGCGGTCGGGGTCATCGGGGTCACGCCGAGCGCCAGCGCGCAGGCAGGCGAGGTCAATGGCATCGCCGAGGTGGATGCGTTGGTGTGGGTTGTAGCGGTCGAGGAAAGTCAGGAACGCTTCGCGGGCCTTCGGGTCAATGTCGGAGCCGTGGGAGCAAGTCGCGGCCGCCCACTTTTTCCATTTACGGGTGATCGTCGCCACGCAAGGCGGCGCGGTATGTCAAAGTCTGCGTAGGGCGGCGGGAGTTAGGGGACAAAAGTTGGACAGGATTTGACCCCGAATTAACGCTATGCTGGCAATCGTTGGCACAGCCTTTGCAAGTGCCTGATTATTAGTGGCGGGCATTCACCTCGAAATCGAGCGTTGGGTTAAACCAACCGTGGGTTCGAATCCCACCCCTTCCGCCATTTTTCTCTGTAAAAGCCGCACAAGATCAGACACTTACGCCGCTCCAGTGTCTTTGCTTGTCGCGGCTTTTCGTTTGCCAAAGTTGCAAAGATAGGGGAGGTTACTGGCACTTATGGCACTGACTCGCAACATCAACCCGGTTCGCTTCAAGGTGCGGAAGGACGCATCACGGGGCGAAAACTGTTGG